GCGGCTGCATTAGTTTTAGATGGTGGTGGTGCATATGTTAGAGATTACATACGCAATAGAGAATCTGAATCTATGTTTTACTTTTCAGAGACTGGAAAGTGTGAATTGATTAGTCAAGTTTTTACTCCAAGTTGTATTACTTACTTTGATCCACCATTTGAAATTGAGGATAATAAAATTTTATCTTCAACTGGAAGTTGTGGTTGGTTGTTTAACTCTATTGCTGCAGTTACTAGACTACATTCTGCTGGTAAGATTATGGGGTTAGCACCTTATGGTAATTCAAGTGAACTTGATAATGATGTTTGGTTTGATTATGATCAAAAAACGGATCGATGGTATACTAACAATAAAAATGTATTAAATACTATTAGAAAGATTTATGAAAATGATGATGTAAATCCTAATTTTGATGAATCTTTTTTAAAAAACCCAACTTTTGAACAAAATTCAAATCTTGCAAAAAAACTACAGAATGAAACTAAAGAGCATACTATTAGACTAATACAGATGTTACTTGATAAAGTTCAAACAAATAACATTGTTTTATCTGGTGGTTACTTTTTAAACTGTGTTAATAATTATGAGTATATTAAAGCATTTCCAAATGTCAATTTTTATGTTGACCCATTATCTCATGATGGTGGAACTGCTGTTGGTGGTGCCAAATATGTTTGGCATCATCTCCTAAACAAAAAAACAAAGTATCCATTAAAGAATTTATTTCTTGGTGGATAATAAACCCTATTAATTTTAAAATTCTTATGGCAAGAAAGAGAAGACCCGATTTACAACCAATTGGTGTTGGCATGACTGCTAAGCAAATGAAAAGAAGAAAACCAATTAATATGGATTTTCTTCTTGATATTGAACCTCTCAACGATAATCAATCTAAATTGTTTGAGACGTTTGATAATGATAAGAATTTAGTTGCATATGGTGCCGCTGGAACTGGAAAGACATTCATCACTTTTTATAACGCTTTGAAGGATGTTCTTGATGAATCAACACCGTATGAAAAAATTTATATCGTAAGATCTCTTGTTGCCACTAGAGAAATCGGATTCCTTCCTGGTACACATGAGGATAAAGCAGATATCTATCAGATTCCATACAAGAACATGGTCAAATACATGTTCCAGATGGCAACAGATGCTGATTTTGAAATGCTTTATGGCAACCTAAAGACTCAGGGCACGGTTAGTTTTTGGTCTACTTCATTCCTTAGAGGAACTACGTTAGACAAAGCAATTATTATTGTAGATGAATTCCAAAACTTGAATTTCCATGAACTTGATAGTATAATTACAAGGTCTGGTGAGAATACTAAAATTTGTTTCTGTGGTGATGCAACTCAATCCGACTTGCAAAAAACCAATGAAAGAAATGGTATTATTGACTTTATGAAAATTCTTAGAGTTATGCCTTCGTTTGATATTGTTGAGTTTGGTCTTGAGGATATCGTTCGTTCTGGTCTCTGTAAAGAATACTTAATTGCAAAACACGAATTGGGATTTTGATGTTTAATCACGTTGATTTGAAACTCCCTCAACTTAAGAGGGAGACTATAGATGGTGTTCGATATTATTTTGTTCCTGAAGAGAACGAACTATTAAAACTAGTCTCTATCACTTCTGTTACTAGTCACAAAAATCGCCAGTTCTTTGCGGACTGGCGTAAAAAAATTGGTGCAGAGAAGGCAGATAAAATTACACGACAAGCAACAAGTCGTGGAACTGACATGCACCTTTTGACAGAGCATCATCTCAAAAACGAAGAACTTCCAAAGGTTCAACCACTGTCGGAATTTTTATTCAAAATTGCACAACCAGATCTAAATCGAATAAATAATATTCATGCACTTGAAGGTTCAATGTACAGCAAGGTTCTAGGAATTGCTGGAACTGTAGACTGTATCGCTGAGTTTGATGGGGAACTTGCCATCATTGATTTCAAGACATCAAAAAAACCTAAACCAGTAGAGTGGATTGAACATTATTTTGTACAGTGTATGGCGTATGGATGTATGCTGTACGAATTGACAGGACTACAAGTAAAAAAACTTGTCATTATTATGGCATGTGAAAATGGAGAATGCGTTGTTTATGAAGAATACGACAAAACAAAATACATTAAACTACTCATGGAATACACTAGAGAGTTTCTTAACTACAAATTGGAAAGCTATGCCAGTTAAACTAGAAGACGAGTTTGAAAGGGTATTAGAGAAGAAGTTTTTTTGCCCGACAAAATTTGCTCAAGAGATTGAGGTTCTAGTTAAAAATAACAAAGATATGAATTATATTGATGCTATTATTCATTTCTGTGAAAAGAATAGTATTGATTTAGAATCAGTTCCGAAACTTATATCAAAACCTTTAAAGGAAAAGATTAAGTATGATGCGATGGAATTAAACTTCTTAAAGAGGACTTCTAGAGCAAAATTGGTTTTTTGATTCAAAAAAAGTCGAAAAAAACATCGCGGGGAAAATTTTGAAAACCCCCCTTCTAAAATTATGACTCCGTTTGACGTATATAAGACATATCTTTCGTTAAAAAATCACTTTACAAAAGATAATTACGATTATCATAAGTATTGTGGTAAAACTCGTGCCTCTTTGCAATCCTTTTATAAAAGGAAGGATAGATATTGGTTTGAGAAGTTAGGTAGGCAAAAAAATGATAAAGAGATTATTGATTTTTTTGTTGCTAATTTTGTTTCCTCTGGAGACGCAGATTCTCTTTGGATTGGTCAAATAATTAGAGAAGGTGAATCTGTGTATAACAATTGGAAGAAGAAAAAAGAGTCTTTGGCATATATCTTTAAAGAAGAGACTACCGATTTGTTTACAGAGCATAAGTTTAAAGAAGTTTTTGATTGCTCAAAGGGACATCCACCTTTACTTAAAAAATTCTTAAATGGCAAAATTAGCATAGAAACTATGGTCATATATGACAGAATATTTCTCTTTGGGAATGATTTTGATAAAAAATTGATAGATCCAGTTTGGCAATTGGTCTCAAAAAATATCAAAAAATACAATTCCTTCCTAAATATTGATATATTCAAGTATAAGAAAATTTTAAAGGAGTGTGTATTATGAGTTTTTTTGATTCTGAAGTTGTTCGCTCCGAAATTGCACATATTAACGAACTTCAGGAAAAACTATACGATAATATGTTCAAGTTTTTTAAGATGGATAGGGAAGGAAAACTTGAACATGTAAATGTACTCCAAGATTTGCTTGAGAAGCAAAAAGTATTATATACAAGATTGTCTCTGTCGGATGATCCAGAGGCAAAAAAGATGAAGGAAAATATATCTAAATCTGCAATGGCAATGGGACTTCCAGAAGGAATGGACATGAATATTATTTTTTCAAATATGGAAAAACTGATTCAACAAATGAAGGATCAGGTCAACAAAACAGAGGGTTGACGCACTAGGGGACTTGCACTATACTGGTAAGTGTCCACCGCAAGTCCCCAAAGGACACACACAAGCCGAATCTCAAAAATACGAGGTAATCTAATGTCTTTCGCAGATCTTAAAAAGCAATCTTCGCTTGGTTCTCTTACTCAAAAGTTGGTAAAAGAAGTTGAGAAGATGAACACAAGTTCTAATGGTGCAGATGAGCGCCTTTGGAAACCAGAAATGGACAAAACTGGTAATGGTTATGCAGTTATTCGTTTTCTCCCTGCTCCTGAAGGAGAAGACCTTCCTTGGGTAAAAATGTACTCCCACGGATTCCAAGGTCCTGGTGGTTGGTATATTGAAAACTCCCTGACTACTATTGGACAAAAGGATCCAGTGTCCGAATATAATCGTGGACTTTGGAATAGCGGTAACGAAAAGGATAAGGAAACTGTCCGTAAGCAGAAGCGTAAACTGTCTTATTATTCTAACATCTATATTGTAAAGGACCCCACAAATCCTGCGAATGAGGGTAAAGTATTCCTCTTCAAATATGGTGCTAAAATCTTTGATAAGGTAATGGCAGCAATGCAACCTGAGTTTGAAGATGAAGAACCCATCAATCCCTTTGACTTCTGGCAGGGTGCGAACTTCAAACTGAAGATTCGTAAGGTTGATGGTTATTGGAACTATGATAAGTCCGAGTTTGATCGTCAAGCACCTCTTCTTGAAGACGATGATGCTCTAGAGGGTGTATGGAAGAAAGAATATTCTCTACAAACTTTGGTTTCTCCTTCTGAGTTTAAAACTTTTGAAGAACTTCAAAAACGTCTTGACTATGTTCTTGGTAAGAAGGGAACTCCTAAGTATCAAGATTCTGATGAATATGAAGAGGAAGATACCACTCGTGGTTCCTTCAAACCAGACTTCGGTTCACGTCAAACTCAAGAGAGTCAACTTCCAGAAGAGTTGAGTTCTCAACTTGAATCGTTGACTTCTTCATCTTCTTCTAATGATGAGGATGATGACGCCCTTAGTTACTTCCAGCGCCTTGCTGAAAGTTGATTAAGTAGTTATTCATATAAACGAGGATTATCTCCTCTCTTAATGGTTCTGGACACATACTGTTCAGAACCTTCTTTATATTCCATAATACCTTCAATATCATCTAAAACTATACTTAAAAATTCTGGTTTTAGAATGTAAATATTTCTTTTTTTGTTTTCGAGGTTTTCTTCATACTGATAATTTGTTACAGGAACACAAGATTCTTTACCAACTATCTCTAATAGTTCTCCTGCTCTGGTGTCGAAATAAACAGTTCCATAAGTAAGTCTCTTTCTCCAGTTGAATCCATCATACTTCCATTCTTGTCCACTTCTTTCAAAAATTTCATTAACTTGAGGTTCATATAGATTCCCAGGTTTACTAAAAATTAAATCTGGAGGAGAATTGTATCCTCTTCCTGGATTTGTTAATGTTATTTCTTTAACCTCACCAGATTCTGTTTTTACAACTGCTTTTGCTGTAATTGGTGGCAATGGATTTTCAATTACAGCAGTTGGAGGGGTTCTGTAGTTATAACCACGGTCTACCATAATGACTTCATCAACACCACCATTTTTAATTAAAACATAACCAGTTGCTGTTCTGTGTGGAATTGGTGATTGAATAAAAATGTTCGGTGGATTACTTGTAGTGTATCCTGCTCCAGCTTTTGTAACCGTGATATTGACAATTTTTTCTGTTGTTGTAGTTCCAACACCCACAGTTGCAGTTGCTGTTGCAGTAATGTCTGTACTATAACGGTATAATTTTCTATTACTAGAACCACCAACGATGAATAGTGTCTCTGTTGGATTAGCATACGCATCCATAGGAATTGTGTCACCACTATCCGTTTGAATATTACGAGAACCTAGTAGTGTAAAACTATCTAAATCCCAATTTGCACCTAATTCTAATACGTGCATTTGTTTTGTATCTGTTCCAGAGACATATAATTTTGTTCCATCGTCTTTAAACGCAAAACCACGTACAGAAGTTTCTCCAGTTAATGATTGTATGTTAACTTGTTGTGTTGGTAATGGTTTTAATGTTGTAATATTCCAGTCTACAAGTAATTCGTATTTTTTGATTGTATCTGGATCTTGAGTTTCAATAATATACAAGTAAAACCCATCATCCTGCATTCTAATTCCTGATGATGTGGGCATACTAATCGCACCAGCTACAGTTGCTGTGCTTATATCCCAATCTGTTGATAAATCATATTGTGCAATTTTAAAACCAGATCCAGTTAAACCAGAGACATACATTCTCGATCCATCTGGTTTAAATTCAATACCAGTTAGATATATGAAGGATACTCCACCAAAATTTAGAGTTCGAGTTGCAATCTTAGTCCCACTTGCTATATTGTAAGGTGATGATAATTCATAATGCTCAATAACTCCACTAGTATAAGTATTTGCTCCGTGACATGTGTATATTCTTACACCTAGAGCATCCATAAAGAATCCTTCAAATCCATCTTCTACTGTAAAGTTTGAATCGGTAATAAACAATGCACTACTGATAACATCTGGAGGTGGATCTATTGTAACTATTGGTGTAAAAGTATATCCATCTCCAGGATTACTAATCGTTATAGATCTTATAGTTCCTCCAGCACCAATAACAGGTGTTAATGTTGCTGTAATTGTAGGTGGTGGAGGACTAAATGTAATTTGTGGTTGGAACGTATAACCAGTTCCATTATCAATAATTGTAATTAAACCAACTTCTCTATCATCTGGTGGATTATTAAGTTCTACAGATATTGTACCTTTTCTTGGATTTGGTGGTGGAGTAATTGTTACAGATCCAATTCCAGTATATCCTGCCCCAGGATTTGTAATCGCTAGTTGAGTAACTGTTCCTGAGACTGCATCAACCGATGCTGATCCTGCTGCAAAAATACCAGGAATAACCGATGGTAATTGAACGTTAGGGTCTAGCTCTATTTCATATTCTGGTGCTTTGAAAAATCCTTCATTGACTTCTTTTCCACCTTCTACAATTATGTACCCTTCTCTTGTCCTAACCTCAGAAGTTTCATAATGATGAATTCCAGAATATAAATTTTCGTAACTTCCGTATTTTTGTAGAACATAGTCATTGAATGCATATTGTGTCTTTGGCCACTCATCATAAACATTATTGACGTTATTCGCCAATAAAACTAACCAATCTAATGTGGGGTCATTGTAAAATTTATCAGCTACTTGATCGGGTCTCTCTTCTCCAATTATAGTATACTTTTGAAAGTAGGAGACATTTTTAAAAATATCATCTCTTATTTTTGCTCTTTTGAACAAATTCTTGACAGTAGTATAATCTGATAGAGAATTTTTATTTAATCCTCTAGAAATGTATTCAAAATTAGGTACTTTTTTAAAATATTCTTGCGTCATCTTATCAATATCCTATTGGGTGGTTGTCTGATTCGTTATAGTCTTTAGCATAAATTGGTTCTAGCTCCATGAATTGTAAATTCACAGTATAAGAAACCATACCACCGTCTTTAAAAGACATGTAACTTCCATCTGGTGTGTAATCAACATTACATGCCTGTAATGCACAATCTTTTATCTTACCTATACCAGAATGTTGTTTTCCACTTCCTCCATGATAAAACTCTATCCCAAAAACTCTTGGTGCTTTTAAGAATAATTCTTTTTCTGAGGTTTGTGCTGCCATACTTGATTTAAAAAATCTTAATATTTGCTTCACTCTTATACTCTCGTCTTTTGACCTTGGAGTAAATCTAAATGAGAAATTAAATGATCTTAATTGAGGTCCTTGGAATAATAATTCTGTATTTGGGTTAAAAATTGCACCACCAATCTTAGGTAAAATTTGAACACCTACTGCTTGTTCGGTAAAGTATGCAATGATTGCTTTTTCAATATCTGTATTTGCACTTTTCATTTTATCAACAACATTTCCAATCTGACCAACAAATCCATCCATACCATCACGTATTCCACCAATTGCTAATTGAGAACCAGCTATCTGAGCAGGATTAAATGTTTCTTCATTCCATCCAACAGTATTGGCATCACTAATTCCAGTTTGTATTGGTAATTTAACACTATTACCAGTTGCAGTATTTGCTCTTGAATTAAAAGATAGATTTTCTGAACTAAATGTTTTCTTCCCGTAATTTTTTTCAGTAAATTTAATATAATCCATATTAGGTGGAAAAGCTAATGGATACTCTATTGCACCTGCTCCTCCTGTTGCTGCTTGCCCAGAACCAGTTAAAGAATCTATGCTCACTACGGTAGACACCGCATCTGCTGCAGCAGATCTGTTTCCAACTACACTACCAGACCCACGAGCATCTGTTGTTTGTTGTTGAGGGTCTGGTGGAGTTCCACCTGGAGGTACTGTTCCATCTGGTTGAGTTGAATTACCTTGCTGTGGTGGTTGTTGCTGCTGTTGAGCACCTGTTGCAGAGGAACCTAAAACATTTGAATTGGTTGTTAATGATGGTGATTTGGAATTAGCAGAAGTTTGAGCTGTAGACATTTGTTGGGAAGTTAATTGTCTTCCAGTTCTATCTACAGAGTCTTGATTTATGGCAATTCTTGCCGACTGTGTAAAATTATTTGCAGTTGTGCCATTACGGTTTATTGCATCTACTAAAGGTTGTCCACCTAAAGTGTTTGCATATTCTGAAGGAATCCATCTATTATTTGGACCTAAAGTAGCTATTCTTTGATTAGCATCTAGTGTGTTTGCAGCACCAAGAGGATTGAATGTCTGCAATACGACTATTGTTTCTCTGGTTGATGGAACATAAACTACTCTATAATTTTGATTTGTGTCTAGTTGACCTTGATATTGTAATCTTTGAGTTCCGCCAATTATAACGTCAGAATTAGCTAGAGCTGGATTAGTATTCGATATGACTGAACCTGGTTGTCTTGTAGCTCTAGACATTTTTACTTTCCTTTAAAATCCTGATCGTTTTGACCATAACTTTTATATATTCTTGATCCCCGCAACATATTCCTAAAAGATTTGTTAGTTTGTTTCCAAATATCTTCTAACATTAAATCTTTTTGCTCACCTTTTGTAATAGAAACAAATCCTTCTATAGGTAAGTTGGCGGCGACAGTCCACTCATTAAATGCAATATCTAAAAGTAGTCCATCAATTTGACTTATTATATATTTAGATATTGAACTATAAGGTAATGTTAATTTTCCATCTTTTAGATTGTCAAGAACCATCTTTCTTTTGATTGGGTGAATGTAATGTAAATTACATCCCATAAAAGATTTTCCATCAAAAGATATTACATATACTAAAGGAAATGGATCAAATACCTTAACATCTTTTTTAAATGGTGGGTTATATTCAAACATATAAATGTGACCTTGACGAGGAACTCTTCTTAATAAATTTTCGTCTTGATCTTCAGGGTCTTCCTGAGCAGAATCTCTTCTCTCATCTAGAATAAATTTTTTGGGATTATTCAAATATTGTCTTGTTAATCTGCGAAATGCTCTTCTATAAAAGAAAGGTGATCTACCTTCTTCTACTTCTACTTCTTCTTTTAGTTCCTCAAAAAGAGTTTTTTTAGACATTACTTGATTCCTAGTTCGTCTTCTGTAATAATTTTAAACTCTAATCTTCGGTCTTTACACCATTCTTCTGCAGCTCTCCATTTTGCTTTATTTACTTCATATGTTTTTGCTTCGTAAATAAAAGATTTTGTAACCCTTGACTTTCTTGTTGGTGGAACTGTCTGTCTCTTTGGTTTCACTTCAACTACGTAAGTTTTAATATGTCCTGTCGATTCTTTTACTTTTATAATAAAATCTGGAAAGTATCGATGAATTTTTTTATCTAATGGTGATATGTAAGGGATATAAAATTCTTCGCTTGCCCATTCAATTATATTTTCATTCAAATCACACCAAGCACAAAATTTTCGTTCCCAACTGCTTCTGCAAATAATATTGTTGGGATTTCCTTTATATTTTTGGGGATAGGATGGTTTGTACTTGCTCTTTATACTTTCGTTCATTAAGTGTACTACATATAATATAAACAGTTAACTTTATTTAGATGGCAACGCCTCCAATATCTTCTGGAGTTACGATGAATACTTTGAAGAGTAGGATTCTTAATCCTGCTTTAACTTCTCATTATTCAGTTATGATATATCCCCCTCAAGGGTCTTCTCAAGGAAATAATGACGGAGAACCAACTTTAGCAAATTATATAAGATCTGAATTTGGAATTATTTACGATTTGTCATTGATGGAACTGACATGCACAGAAGCAAATCTTCCAGGGTCTAGTCTTGCTACAATAGAAACTCTTGACTATATGGGAGTTACTGAAAAACATGCCTATAGAAGATTGTATGATGATACAATAGACTTTACTTTTTTAGTAACTCAGGATAGTAATTATCAGCAAATTAGATTCTTTGATGCATGGCTTAGATATATTGTTAGAGAGGATAGTTCTAGATTGAATCAAAGTACCTTTTATGCTAGAGCAAGGTATCCTTCTGAATATAAAGGTACACTTCAAGTGGTTAAATTTGAGAAAAATTTAGGTAGTAGATTTTCTGTAGGAGGTGTACCTCTTTTGATTTACAACTTTGTTGATGCTTATCCTAAATCAATAAATTCCATTCCAGTATCCTATGATGCGTCTGATCTATTAAAAGTAACAGTATCTTTTACTTACAGTCGTTATTATGTGGATAGGCAACTAACAGCAACATCTGCTAATCAAGAACGCAATCAAAACTCTCCAGGTAACCCAGAAGTTCCTTCTGCTGGTGCTCTTGGCACATTAAATCCCCAAAATAATGTTACTTCAGAGTTAAGATCGCAAGAATTGCAAAGAAATATTAGTAATGACTCTAGAACGCAACCATTTAATTTAAGGGGATTTGGTTCAAATTGGGGAACTACTAATAATAGAACAACAACTGGGGGCGGAAATGCCTGATAAATAAACATACTGAAACTTATATCAGAATATCATGCCTTTACCTAAGATATCTACACCAACTTATGAACTTGAATTGCCATCAACTGGTAAAACAATTCAATATAGACCTTTTTTGGTAAGAGAGGAAAAACTTCTTGTTCTTGCTTTAGAAAGTGAAGATACTAAGCAAATTACTACGGCAATCAAAACCGTAATTAAAAACTGTGTTTTAACAAAAAGCATTAAAGTAGAAGAATTGCCTACATTTGATATTGAATATTTATTTCTTAATATTAGAGGAAAGTCTGTAGGTGAAGATTTAGAAGTTAATGTGATTTGTCCAGATGATGAAGAAACATTAGTGCCAGTTAAAATTAATATTGATGATATTAGTGTTAAAAAGAACGAAGAACATAATAAACAAATTAAAGTTGATGATAGTATTATGATGGAAATGAAGTATCCATCATTAGACCAATTTATTAAAAATAATTTTGATTTTGCCTCTGGTGGTACAGTTGAACAATCTTTTGACCTTATTGCTACTTGTATTGATCAAATTTATACCGAAGAGGAATCCTGGGCAACTTCAGATTTAACTAAAAAAGAAGTTGTTGAGTTTTTAGATCAAATGAATTCATCTCAATTTAAACAAATTGAAAAGTTCTTTGAGACTATGCCAAAATTATCTCATGAAATTGCAGTTAAGAATCCTAAAACTGGAGTTGAAAGTACTGTAGTTCTGGAGGGACTATCAAGTTTTTTCGCATAGCCCTCTCTCACATGGACTTGGAGAATTATTATAAATTAAATTTTGCGTTAATGCAGTATCATAAATATTCATTAACTGAAATTGAAAATCTAATGCCATGGGAGCGAGATGTTTATGTTGCTCTGTTGAAGGCTCACTTAGAAGAAGAGAAATTAAAGCAACAACAAAATGGCGGATAAACCCAAGTATGTAGAAAAGTTTATATCTTATTCTTCTGTTCAGGCAAAGCGTGGACTGTGGAGATCCATTCTTGCAGAAAGAATGGACTTTGCTAAATTTTTGATTGCAAACACATATAATGTAAATGCAGATAGAGTTAAAGATATCTTTTTAAGTGCTTGGGACAAATCTACAAAAGATTATCCGTCACCAAAATATGCTAGACCACAAAATTCAAAAGAATGGGAGTCGTTTAATAGTTATATTTTATACTTGTGGGAATATTATGTAGAAAATCTAGGAACTAAGAAAAAATTACCAAAAGAAAAGGATACTGGTGCATTAGTTCCTACTGATAAAACTAATGGTTCACAACAAGAACCCCCAGGTAAAGAAAGATTATATGAAGGTGTTAATGAAGAAGACCTTGTTGATGAAGATATTGATGAAAGGGTATTAAAATTATTAGGGATCGATAATGTCTTCGACATTGATTATGCAACATACCTCTCTTTATTAAGGGAGAGAATGGCTGCTGCTAGAATGACGGGTAATAATATACCAACAGAAGAAGCAGAGTTGTTAACAAATGAGTGGAAGCGAGTAAAGGGTAAAGTTGGTAGATTTAGAATTAAAAGAAAAACTGTTAATACTGGAGGATTTGGTGGAGGTCCTTTAGCAATTAGAACAGGTTCATTTTTTGTTGCTCAAAAAGTAGCATTTCCAGAAAAAGAAGAAGGTGATAAAAAATTAGTTGGTCTTGCAGCAATTGCTGATGATATTGCTGCGATTAGAAAAACTGTTGAGTCTATTGCAGATTTAATGTCTCAACAAATTTCTATGATTAGAAAGGAGTTAGAGAAAGATAGGAGACTAAAGGAAGGGAAGAAGAGACAAGATAAGGAAAATCTGTTAGAAAAAGGTGGAAAAGCAGCTTTAGCACTTGCTAAAAAAATGTTATCACCAGTGCAGAGTCTTTTAGATAAAATTATTCAATTTTTAACCACGGTTCTTGTTGGACATTTGGTATTAAAATTGTTTAGGTGGTTTGCAAATCCAGAAAACAAAAATAAAGTAGATACAATTCTTCGATTTATAAAAGATTGGTGGCCTGCTTTACTTGCTGGATTTTTACTATTTGGAACTTCTGCTGGTAAATTAATTAGAACAGTCATTGGTACTTTAACCAAATTAACATTTACAATGGCAAGGAAGGGAATTCCTATGCTGTTGAACTTTTTAAAGAAAAATCCATATGTTGCTGGTGCTTTAGCAGTCACTGGATTGGCAATTGCCGCAAATGAGGTTACTGGGCAACGTCAAGCAGCATCTGTTCAAGCAGATAATAAAGCAAGAGCACAAAGAGGAGAAGGTTTAGGAGTTCAGGGAACTGATACTATGGGTGATAAAACCCCTAGTGTGGGTAATTTGGGACCAACAACTCAATTTGGGTCTCTTCAAGGCGCAAGTGGTGGTGGTAGAATTTTATCTCGTAGAGTAAAAGAAGAACCGATAAAAGCAGATGCATTTGCTGGGGGAGCACAAGTAACTGAAGATTCTGGACAAAGGATAACGGGAGCAGGAAAAGATACACAATTGATTGCAGCAAGACCTGGAGAAATTGTTATTTCAAAAGAGGCAGTTAATAAGTATGGAGCAAACTTTTTCTTAAGATTAAACAAATCTGGCGGAGGAACCAACGTTCCTAAAATGGTTAATAATATTCAACTTGCATCTGGTGGTGGTCTTATTGGCAATGCTTTGGACTTTTTGGGAAATCTTGGACTGCCTGGAACTGGTAGAGTAATGGCACCAAGATACGCTGATATGGGATATCGGAATAAATTTCTTGGATTAAATCTTAATCGAGTTAGACTTCCACAAATTCCTGGAAAGCAATTCTCACCACAACAGGTTCAGAGATATAATCAATCTCCTTCGGCAGCAGGTATGATACGAGATTGGAGTCCTTATGACCCAGTTCAGGTAAGTTTTCCAAAACCAAGACCAATACAATCTGGTTCATTTGTTGGTGGGGCGTTTAAAAATTTTGGAAAAAATGTTCAGACTATAAAAGGTGCCGCAAGACGCCAAGAAATAATGATGAGACAAATGGGATATGAACCAGATGGATATGTAAATCTCCGTGGACAACCAGTTATTGGACCACAATCTAGAGTTCTACCAAATAAAAACATTGAAGTTGCATCAAATATTTCACCACCAACAAGAAGAATTGAAATTACTTCTACAACAATTAATAAAGCTAAAAAACAAATTAAAGCACAACATGGGGTTGGTTCTCGTGACCTTGATACATCTTTCCCTGGAACTTACAATAGTACAACTCGTACTAAAAATATAATGACTTATGGTATAAGAGGGATAGCATAAGATGGCATTTATTGACGCTAAAAAATTATTAAATGCATCAGATGAAGGTGGAAGGGTTGCAAAGGTTTCTCAACCAAAAATGTTTTTGGTCCCTGTTAAGAATACAGAATATAAGCAAACTGTAGATTTATCGCAACAAATTAATAATGAAGATTTGTCCGATCCTGAAAGGCAAGTTGTTGAAGATATTAAAGTTATACGTGAAAAAGTAGTTAAGATAGAAGA